CAAACACCAGGTCCGGGCTGTAGCTAATCTTGCAAACAAAGATTCTGGCCCGGCACTAGCTAACTTACAGCGCACTGTGCAGTCTAATTCTAACTCCCACGCTTTAACACTCCAATCAAACCCAGAGATATCAGTTTGCATGACTCCTGGGTTTTTCTTGGTTTCAAAGTACTCACGTACCAACTTAGCACTCTCATCATCCAGACCCATGCCAGGTTTTGAAGGACACTGTATCCAGCGAGCTATCTCCTCCATATTCTGACTTGAGTATAAAATCCTTTCGATAAGTTGATCCACCAGGGAAACCGATGAAATCAGTCTCACTTTTCCTAGACTTCGCTTGCGCTCAGAATGTGGCTCTTGCTTGACAAAGATCCTAACTGGATCACAGAAGCCTTCGCAGACCAGATCAACTGGCCTTGCGGGTAGATCACCTCTAAGTAGTGTTAAAATTCTCCTCTTAACTAGGCTAACGAGAAGATCACGGTTGTTGCTAACTACGATCTTATTAGTACGTCCCAATTCAGCTAGTGGTATACCCGGTGATGATTTTGGATTTACCTCATCTACTGCTTTGTTAATACTCTCGACTAACCGCCTGTCATCCACGGTCGTTACTGCTGCCAACCAGTTGGAACTAGTTGGATAATCATTAACCAGACGTTCCACAACTAAGGTTTCTTCGTCTTTCGTCGGTCTCGCGCCCTCTTGGATCCCTTCCGAGTGCCGGAGGAGGCTTTGCCTTTCGGCTGCTGCCCCTCGTTCTGGCCAGGCCCACTGCCCGAGGCCTGGGCAGTACGCTTTCGCTCTTTTGCTCGCTTCCGTCTCAGCTTTCTCTTTTGATTTGCTGTTAAAGGGACTGTTGGTGTACTTTCCAACTGCCCGGAGCTTGGACCCGAAGCTTGTAATTGCTTCTTCTTTAAACCAGCTATATCGCTCTTGCTCTCCAAAGTAAGTGGCTTCATCTTCAACTGTTTCTTTATGTTGCGAAGTACAAGCTTTACTTGATCTGTTGGGGGTCGTGACCCTGAAGGAGGCTTCCCAGGATTTTGGAAAATCATCACCTCGTTCTGTACGTTGGGGGTCTTCACGACCTGTTTCTGTAAAGACCCCTGGCAGAAATACTTCCACCCAAATTTGCCTTCCAACAGCATAGATGGGCTTTCATATTCGTCACACAAGTCCATGAAATCGGCCCAGTTACCACCGGACCTATCCCACAGCTCATTTTCAACGTCGGATTCGACCAAGAACTTGGTCCTAGTTAGTGTCATCTCTCGTTTCCGGTCTCGTCTGTAGACTACACATTCGAGCCCATCACCTTCCACAAGGGACCCTCCGCTTTCCCACGAATGATCATCAAAAGGTGACTCAGGTGTAAAACTCTTCGGTTTCCCTCTGAATTTACCCCCAAAGTCAGGTAACAGCACAATGGATGCAGTGGCATAGTTGACATTGGAGTTAGTTCCAAGATGCACTCCATACACACCCTTGTTGGTTACGAGTGGACTACCACTAAAACTAGGCATCGTCGAACATTTATGGGCTAATTGGAAACACAAATTTCCTCTTTTCACAATACCTTGCGCATGACGCCAAAAGGCACACGACTTCCTAGAATAGACTCTTGCCCAAGACGCAGGTCTAACATTGAGATCAAGACCCAAGGCCCTTACACCCAATTTCGCCCATATAATCTCAGGCACCTCCAGGAGGGCAACGTCTAAGTATTTCC